TACACACTTTGATGTGGTTTGAGATATATCGTTTCCTCTTCTTTTTGTTGATTCTTTCATTTTTTATAAAATATTTTTTATCAGCTGCATTTGAATCTAATGTGTATAATATTTTGATAGGGTCATTTTCACCCTTTTTTCTTAATTGCTGATACTTTTCAAAAGCTGTACCATTATTTAGTGTGTTTATATAGTGTAAAACACTATCACACTCGTGTATATACACTTTTACACCCCATTTTTTAGGGTTATTTGATGGTAACATATGGGGTTCCGTCAAATCATAAGTTCTCATACCAAATAAATTGTGCCCTTCCCTCGCAAATCTACTTGTACCCCAACCACTTTCTAAGGCGGCCTGAGCTAATAGTAATTCTCTACTTACAGGAAATATATCACTAGTATTGTGGTAAATATAATCAACACATTGATTGACATTATCTAAAAATTGTTGATTGTTTGTGTGTTCAAAGTCTGGTAACTCTACAAGAGTTCTCTCTTTTGCTTCAACTTGTATAGTGTGATAGTGGTAAATTCCCACACAAAAAAGTACCACTATTACAAAAGCTAAAGTGTTTAAAACAATTTTGAAATTTTGCCAAAATTGTTTCATTATTTCCTTACTACAATATATTCATAACTGTATATTGTTTCGGGTTTTTGTTCGCCGTACTCAGACCAAGTACCAATCTCAATCGGCTTGTTTCTTTTTTGAAAGAATTGTAAGTTGGGGTTATCCATAAACTTACTCATCTTCTTAAAGATTTTTTCTGATTGTTTTTCTGTGTAATTGTTAAGTACATCTGTTGCCCAATTGCCTGTATAGTAAACCATTTTAGACTCATTACTATTCTCTTCAAAGGCTTTTATTTTATCTGGTACTGTATTGATAACAGATTTCAGATAGTGGTCCAACTCTTTGGACTTTTTTACTTGCGTCATAATATATATTCTCCCGTTTCACTTGTTTATAAATCTGCAATTTTGAATTTTTTAATTACATTCTTAGTTGGTATAACTGTTGTGTTACCACCATCTGCAAGTTCGTAATTATCATCATAATTGTAGTCACTCATCAAAATATGAACCTTTTTATCTTGTTTTACCAACCAACCAGTTGATACACATATAGCAGGTTTCATTCTTTCAATATCTTTTATAGTTTTCCAACCAGCATCTGATTGAATATCCTCCCAATATACCAAATAGAAATCATAATGAAATGGTATCTCAGGTACATCATCTTTAAATTTTTTTGATTTGAGTTTAGCCATAAATTTTACTCACACTTATAAGTTGTGTCCTCCATTAAAGAACATTTGTATTCTTTATCTGCTTGTAATCTAATGTCAGCGGCTAAACCTTCAAGGATTTGAGGTAAATGTTTCTGCATAACAAAGGTCATTTGTAATGCAAATTGATGAGCAATTTTGCTCATTTCTGCTTCAAGTAAAGCAGTATGGTCTATGTCTGTACCTTTAATAGTTTCTGATACAACATGGCCAATCACAGCCGTATTATAGTCATTCGCTTTGGCTAGACTAGAAAGGCCAAACCACAGCAGGCCATTCACAATCAAAACCGTCATAATAAATTTTTTCATAATATCCTTTCTCAATTATTTATATTATGTGTCCAATATACACTATCCTGTATATTAGTCAAGCACTTTTTTTAAAAAAAAGCTGTTATTTTATGCGATTTTTGATGGCTGCGACAGTATTGACCAGCTATATGTTCTAGTTTTGTTCTGGTTTTACAAAGTCGGCATTCCAACCAAACGCTTCTCTAACAACTGATTCGGTTAAACCTTTGTACATCTTATTCAATGATTTAGATTTCATACCTAAAAGAAGTTGTGCCTCATCTTTATGTAATCCTTCTAACATCTGAATAAACATAGTTTCCTTTTGTGTTTTAGTAAGTTCATTATTTGCACCTTTTACAAAGTACCATAATCTCTTAGCTTCATTTCTAAGTAAACCGTGTTCAGTACCAATCGGTGCCTCATTTGCAATATATGGTGGGTCACCTGCTGGTAAGTCCCACTCAATTTTTGGGTCAAATGCACCTTTCAATACTTGTCGTAAAGGTTGATTGTCGTAATCTCGTAATACTTGAATCTTTTTTGGTTTGTCTTTTGCGTTATTAACTTTTGTTAAAACTTCAGACATTAATACAACACCAGAACCATCTGTACTAGATGTGGCTTGCATTGCTTGTTTACTAATTAAATTTGGGTTTTGTGTTACCATAATTTCTCCTTCAATTCATATTCCTATTTATGCGTAAAGTATTTAGCAGAATACCAATTGTAAAAGGCCTTGTCTGTAAATAGTTCTGCGATTTCATTAGCTGGTACTTGGTCACTTCTAATACAATCAGCTAAAGATTGATACTCATAGGTATCAACTTTTCTTGTCATCTTTTTATCTTTATTATTTTCTGCCAATGTAATAACCAATCTTTCGTGTTTATTTAGTGTACTCATCTGTAACATCTTTTACTTCAAGTTCACCGTGGTACACGGTATAAAAATCGTGTGGTTCACCAAAAGTATCTAGTATATAATCGTGGCCATCTTCATCATATTTTTCTTCTAATTCTTCAACACTCATTCCTTTTACATCATTAAAATAAAAAGAACATTGGTCATCAACCTCTTGGTCTTCTACCATTGTATGGTCAAATTCAAATTCATTATAGGCGTCATCTTTATCGCCAATTATATCTTGTAGTTCTTCGTCATTATCAACTTTTAAAATACAGTGACCCCAACGGTACATTTCTTCAGTTTCACAAGAAACACCTTTTTCTTCGTCTTTAAATGTTTGATATTCGTAAATTGATTTTTTAAACTTAGGTGAAATTTTATAAAACTTTGGCATTTCTTGTCCACATCCTATCTAATAGGTAATACCATACACCATTAATCATAGGTTCTATAATAGCATCAACGCCAGCCAATGTCCAATTGGCACCAGTTATTAACCTATTACAAGTCATAGCAATTACTATGTGACCTAATGTATAAATGAAAGCACGGCCTAAACTTGTGCCTATCAATTTTTTTAATGTATTGTAAATACCGTTTCTAAATTCTGTCATAATAAAATGGTGGCCGATTTCTCGGCCACCACCAATCACCAAACCTTACGCTGATGCGTAACCTTGTTTACCAAATAAAGCGGCTTGACCAGCAGCGATTACCGCTTTGCTAGGTGTACCTACTCTATATGAAACTCCAGCAGATGTTCTATTTTCATAAATCATCAAACCTTCATTTCTTAACTTACCTACCATTGAAGCAGGTGAAGTTAGGTCAAATTTGTTCCTTAGAGTTTTCCAAGTTACAGATTGTCCTGTTGCGAAAAGGTTTCTTACCTTATCTGTTTTTGAAGTTTTAGTTCTAGCCATATCAGTTTCTCCTTTAGATGTTAGCTTGTTCATAATATATTGAAACATAATTGTTTCTCCTTTCACTTTTGCGTTAAGTCGCCACTATTCGATAGGCAAAGCGTACATTTGTAGTTTGCATATCTGAATTCATTTATTGTCATTTTCGGGGTCAAAGTCTGGTACAAATTCTATACCACCCATATCTGACATATCTTTAATTTCATCTTGTATAGTCTTAGGTATTGGTTTATGTTCTTTGTGTGTAATACCTAATACTTCACTATAATTTAATCTTGCTATCTTTTGACCATTCTTATTATTAACTGTTACCATTTTATCTGCAAGTCTTTGAGCTGGGTGTGATTTATTAAAATCTCTATAAATCAAACCTCTAATTGAGTCAATGACTAATGCTAAGTCAGCAGTAAAGTTCACATGGTCTGTTTTTATTCCCATAGCTACAAATTTATCTAGTAATGTGTAGGCAATATCGTCAACATTACCTTCAACAAATTCTTTTGTCTGTGCCTCAACAAGTTTTTGATGTTGTTTATCATCTAATATCTTGCCTGCTTTTTCTTTATTTTGTATTCTGTTTGTAGGAAATACAATAATTTTATCATCTGACACTTATATAATCTCGCCTTTAAAGTTAACTTTACCTTTATCAGTAAAATATTCAACTAGTTGATTATAACCACCAATTAGTTCACCATCAATTTTTATTTGTGGCATTGTTCTAACTTTCTTACCAATATCTTCTAACATAACATCTACTGACTCAAAATCTTCCATTTTCTTTTCAGTAAACTCTTGGCCAAGGCCTTTCAGTAAGGCCTTTGCCTTGTTGCAATAGACACAATTGTTTTTACTGTAAACTACT